AAGAGCGCCCCCCAGAAATTACCGCGATAGGTACTTTGTAAAACAGAAACATTTTTTAGCATTATGGCAACACTCGATTTAACACCATTGAAGACAGCGACACCAGCACCGAACACATCAATTGACATTCATGACAAGAGGAATCAACAATTGTATAATTCATTGTGGTGGAAGACTGCAAGAAAATCCAAATTACAAGAACAACCACTTTGTGAAGAATGTCTAAAACATGATAAGATTACACCTGCAACAGATGTTCACCATATTGTACCATTCTTGAAGATGGGAGCAGAGTGGGAAATGTATGCATACAACTACATGAATCTTGAATGTTTGTGTGAAGAATGTCACCATGAAATACATAAGAGAATGAATGAACAACGAACAGCAATATAAGCAACTCGCAAAATACATTAAACCATTCAGCAAGACAACACAAAATTATATTCTCGATGTTGTCAAGGGGATTGAAGAAATAAAGGAGTTATCTGCACATGACTTTGGAATGATTAAGATACTTGCAGACAATTATGAGTTATCCTCACAGTATTTTAATGAACTCAATAAACAAGATAAGATTCTCTACAATGCAAAAGGTGGTGCAATACCTAACCCACTTTGTGCATTGAAGAAACAAGTTGATTCTCTCATATTGCAGATTACAAAAGAGTTGTATGCAACACCAAGGTCAAGAGCATTCAAAGGCAAGGGTCGTGATGTGTCAACCTCCCCACTTGAACATTTCTTTGACGAAATAGAGAGTGATTTGGGTAATGAGTAGTATTAACAAGACTTACACATACAAACAATATGCAGAGGATGTAATATCAGGGGAACAGATTGCGTGTCATTGGATTAAATTAGCTTGCAAGAGATTTATCAATGACTTGAATGATGAGCGATATGAGTTCAGAGAAAAAGAAGTGAACAGAGCAATATCATTCTGTTCACTTTTCAAACATTATGAGGGTGTAACAGCTGGTCAACAATTTTGTCTTGAACCCTTCCAACAATTCATTGTTGCAAACCTAATTGGAATATATCACAAAGGAAAGAACAGAAGAAAGTACACTCAAGCATATATCCAGGTTGCAAGAAAGAATGGTAAATCATTCTTAATATCTGCACTTGCATTGTATTTCTTGATTGCAGACAATGAAAATGCACCTCAAATATTTGTGGGTGCAAATGCACGACATCAAGCGGCAATCTTGTTCAGAATGTCACAAATCTTATCACATCAGATTGACCCTGATAACAAGATTATTGAGGCATACAGATATGAAATAAAATGCAAGAGAAACAACGGATTCTTCAAGACCATATCAGCAGATGCATCAAAACAAGATGGTTCATGTCCATCTGTAGCAATCATAGATGAGTTTCATGAAGCACCCACAGATGAATTGTTGAATGTACTTCGGTCAGGTCAACAGACCAGACAAAAACCTTTGACCTTCATCATTACGACTGCAGGATTTGACAAATCAAAACCATGTTACAGAATGATGTTACATGCACAAGATGTATTGTCTGGAACAGTCAAGGAAGATACCCTTTTTGCAATGATTTTTTCACTTGATGAAGGTGATGATTTTCACGATGAAAAAGTATGGGTGAAATCCAATCCATGCATAGGCAAATCAGTTCGTTATGATGCAATTGCAGAAAGAGTTGTTGAAGCGGACCACATGAGTACTAAGTACATTGATGTGATGACCAAGAATTTCAACATGTGGACTGATTCTGCAACAAACTGGATTCCAAGTGTATATGTTGAGAAATCAATCAGACACAATGATTGGAATGAGGTATTCAGAAACAACATCACATACATTGGTATTGACCTTGCAAGTGTTCAAGACATTGCAGCTGTTTCTTTCATGACAATACAAACAGATGAAGACGGTGTTGACAGGTATTATTTCAGGAACTCTTATTTTCTACCAAAGGAATCGTTACAGAAATCAGACAACAATACATTATACAGAGAATGGTATGAACAAGGTCATTTGATATTGACAGAGGGAAATGTTACAGACTATGATTATATCTTGACATATATTCTTTCCCAAAACTTGAATGTTGCAGTGGTTGCATACGACTCTTACAATGCAACTCAATTTGCAATCAATGCAACTCAACAAGGTCTTCCAATGAGACCATATTCACAGTCAATAGGAAACTTCAATCAACCGACAAAGCACTTTGAGATGATGATGTTGTCTGACAGAGTAAGAATACATGACAATCCAATTGATGCATGGTGTATCAAGAATGTCAACATTAAGATGGACTATAATGGTAACACAAAACCAATCAAGACAAATCATTCCCCTCAAAAAATAGATGGTGCAATTGCGATGTTGATGGCAATAGGTGGGTATCTCTCAACAAGTGGTTTTACAGGTGGTGAAATCGTCTGATATAAATAGTGTATATGAAAATCATTATGGGATTTTTTGATAACATTTTTAGACGAAATAAGAAAGCTGAAACAAGGTCAATCGACTCATCAAATGCAGCGGCACTCTTGTTTGGTAATGTGAAATACAAACAAGGTCAAGCAATGACTTTGAGTACAGTATATCGTTGCATTGACCTCATTTCAAACACCATTGCACAAATGCCTGTTGAGATATACAGAGTTGACAATGAAGGATATAAGACACTTGCAACAGACCACATCACATATAATGTTTTGCACCATGAACCAAATGCACTTATGTCTGCACATCAGTTCACAAAACAACTTGTGACAAGTGCATTGACAGATGGAAATGGTTATGCATACATCATCAGAAATGGAAACGGTGACTGTATAGGATTGCAATGGATTCCAAGTGAATATGTGACTGTTCAAGCGTCAAGAGACTTGATGAATATATCTTATCAGGTTGTTGGTAAGGGTGTTGTTGAGTCAATCAACATGATTCACATTACATCTGGATATACACCAAATGGTTATCTTGGTGTAAGTCCATTGATTGCATGTTCAAGGATTTTCAAGTCTTCTCTTGCAGCAGACAAGCAAGCAGAAAAGTATTATTCATCTGGTTGTAATCTTGCAGGTATCTTGACATGCAATGGTATGTTGACCGAAGAGAAGAAACTCCAGAACAAGCAAAAATGGTATGAAACATTTGAGAATCAGGATGGTGCAGGTATCGCGATTCTTGATGGCAATATGACATATACCCCTATTGCATCTAATGCAGCAGATTCACAACTCCTGGAGTGTAGAACATTCAACATATCAGAGGTTGCAAGAGTGTTTGGTGTACCATTGTGCAAGTTAGGTGATTTGTCTGGTGCAAGTCAATATGGAACACTTGAAGAGGCAAACAACCAATTCTTGACTGATTGCATTCAACCATGGTTGACAAGAATCGAAAATGAGTATGAACGAAAATTATTCAGACCATCAGAGCGAAAAAATCTTGATGTTGTTTTTGATGTTAATGTTATCCTCAGAACCTCACTCCAAAATCAGGCAGACACATTCACCAAGTTGTTCAACATCGGTGTTATGACTCAGAATGAAATCAGAAAGAATCTGAATATGGGACCTGTTGAGGGTGGTGATAAAGCGATGACCATGGTCAATATGCAGAATTCAACTAATGTAAATACTTTGAATGAATAAGAAAATGAACAGTAACATAGAAACTCGTGCAAGTCAATCATTCTCTGTTGAATCACGCACAATTGAGGGATATGCAATTGTCTTCAATTCCTTATCTCACAATCTTGGAGGATTCAGGGAGCAGATACTCCCTGAAGCAATAGAGGGTGTACTTGAAAAGTCTTGTATTCTTGCACTCTTGAATCATGATGAATCAAGGGGTGTACTTGCAAGGTACAGAAAAGGTGAAGGCTCTCTTGAACTCACTGTTGATGAAAGAGGATTGAAATACAGATTTGAGGCACCACATACACAACTTGGTGATGAACTTGTTGAGGGTATCAAGAGAGGTGACATCACAACATCATCATTTGCATTTACAATTGCAGATGAAGCCTGGACTAAGGATGAAGATGGTGGTCACATTCGCACAATCAGAAAGTTTGACCAATTGTATGACATTTCTCCAGTCTATCGTGAAGCGTATGGAGACACAAGTGTTGCATTGAGAAATCTTGACAAGGCGATGCAAGAGAAATCACAAGAGGAAGAAGTTAGTGAAATACCTGATTGTCCAGAGGTAAGAGAAGATTATTACAAAGACCTTATCACAGGGGTTTTTGGATAGCATAAATAAAGAAAAATCAATTATATGAAGAATTTCAAGAACACTCTTGAAGTTGTTGATGAAATAGTTTCATGTCGCAAAAATGCAATTTCAATTGTTGAACTTGCAAAGGTAGAGAAACGTGAATTGACAGCAGAGGAACAAGAACAATACGATGCAATTAAGACTCAGATTGCAGAGTTGGAACAGGTCAAGTCAGAACTTGAATCAAAACTCAATGAAGAGGTTGAGGAAAAAAATGATGAGTCAAAAGAAGACGAAAAAGAAAACGAAGAAAGAAATATGAATACATTTTCATTGTTAGGTGCAATCAATAAGATTGTCAATAATCGTCAGTTGGACGAGAAGGAACTCGAAGTAGTTAACCGTGGTATTGAAATTATGCGCAAGTCAGGTCAGTCATACGCTGGTCAGATTGTTATGCCTATCGAGAACCGTGGCATCAGTGCAGGAACTGCAACAAATGGTCAGGAAGTAGTTGCAGAGGATATTCTTGAGATTCTCCCTGTATTGCGTGATAATGACATATTGTCAGAGTTCACATGGTTGACTGGTTTGACAGGTGATGTTTCAATCCCTTCATACTCAGGTTCAAGTGCAAAGTGGGAAGGTGAGACTACTAATAACACAACTGATGCAGCAGGTACATTTGGTGAAGTTAAGTTCTCGCCAAAGAGATTGACTGCAACACTTGCAATTTCTAAGCAGTTCTTGATTCAGGATTCTGCAAAGGCAGAAGAAATGTTGCGTAAAGATATTGTCAATGCAATCACTGACAAGTTGCAGAAGACAATTCTTGGTGATGGTGATGGCACAACTGGTGTTAAGGGTCTTTTCAATGGTGTAGCAATTGACACTGCAGCAGTTAAGTTTGCAGACATCGTAAATCTTGAAGCAACTGTTGAGGGTAACAACATTGGAGAAGGTAAGTATATTGTATCACCAACTGCAAAGGCAACTCTCCGCACAACTTCTAAGGACACAGGTTCTGGTAAGTTCGTAATGGACGGTGGTGAAATTGAGGGTAAAGAAGTTCTCTCAACTAATGCAATTCATGCAACTGCAGGTAACAAGGGTGTTATCTATGGTGATTTGAAAGAATATGTTGTTGCACAGTGGGGTGCAATCGACTTGACAGTTGACCCATATTCACTTGCATCTGCAGGTCAGATTAAGTTGGTTGTAAATGCATATTTCGACGCAAAACCACGTAGAACAGGTGCATTGGTTGCTAAGATTTTGAAGTAATTCATTCTCTCTTAATTTAATATATATTATTCCAAAGGAGTCAAGGATTTTATTCTTGATTCCTTTTGAATAAATAAAGAAAAAACAGACATGAACAATATTGTAACTATTGAAGACGCAAAGAAACACTTGAATGTTGATTTCGATGATGACAATGGATATATAAGCACCTTGATAGAAGTTGCAACAGAGAGAATTGAGAGTCAGCTTGACATAATGTTTGATGATGTATTTGATGACACTGATTCTATACCAAAATCAATAAAACATGCAATTCTCTTGTTGATTGGTGAATTATACAAGAACAGAGAGTTGACTACAGAAAACAGCGTGAATGAACTCCCATTCACAATCAACTATTTGTTGACCAATTATAAAAATTACTCATATTAACATGAAAGCGGGAAATCTTACACATAAAGTCAACATATACAAAGAGGTGATATTCACTGATGAATATGGGACCCAAAAATCCACTTATCAAATCGTATATTCTGGTATACGAGCAGATAAAGAGGATGGTAATTTGTACCGTCAAGTTGTGAATGATTCAATATACTCTGCATCATCAATCTATTTCATAATAAGGGATGCATATAAAGTTAAAGTTGGTTATTTGGTCAAGTTTAATAGAGATATGTACAGAGTCAATTCAATCAAAGAAATAAAATCACAACGTGCAATTGAACTTGTGACAGAACTCTTTGAGGCAGAAGTTGAGTAATAGAAAAATAACATGTTTAACTATGAACATTGATGTAAAAGTTGATAATAATGAAATTGACAAGGTGTTGACTGCAGTGACCAGAAATCAGAAAAAAATAATGAAAAAAGGTTATAGAAAAGCGACATCAGTTATTGTCAAAGAAGCGAAGAAAAATATGAAAATTGCATTTTCTTCACTTAAATATTCTTACAAAGGAACACAAGTCAATTTGCAAAAGGGTATCAGAACATCAATATATAAAGATGGTTCAGGTGCAAGTGTATATGAACGTGGTCCACGAGATTTATATTACATTCTTCTCTTTCATGATTTCGGTGCAAAAGGGAGAAAGATGAAGAAACAAGTGAAGAAAAGGTATTATCAACTCAAAGGTGGATTGAAACCCAAACACTTCTTTCAAAACGCACTCATGAAAAGAAATGATGCAGTAAATCAACTGATTAAAGAGGTTAAAAAACAAATGAAACAGTTAGGAATGTAAATGAATACAGATATAAAATTTTCAAAGGCGGTTAACACATTGTTGAATCAAAATGAATACAACATCAGAGTGTTTTCAATCATTGCAAAAGGGAATGTTGACAGATATGATAAATTTTTGGTATTCAAGCGTCAAGGTCTTGTTCCATTGACGTCAAAAGACCGAATAACACACAGACAAACAGCAACTTATGATGTCAATTTATTTGCAAAAGACTATCTTGATTTGTTGAATTATTCTCAATGGATAATTGACAGTCTTGAACATCATTGTTTTGATGATGTTGAAGGTTATCAAATAAACAATATCACTCTCAATGACATCAATGAAGACTTCAATGATGAATATGGATTGTATGTCTTCACAATGACTTTTGATTTCACATACACTGTTAAATCAGAGGAATAAATAAAGAAATAGTATATTAATTAATATGTCAGAAATAATTGAAGGTAGAGACCTTATGTTCTTTGTTGCAGATACTTCAACAGGAACATATAAATCAATAGCAGCAGCAACAAATACATCTATAGAGATTTCAATGGACACAAAAAGTGTTATCACAAAGGATTCTGTAAATGGTTCATGGATAACGGTAACACCTAATAAATTGTCTTGGTCAGGTTCAAGTGACAACCTTTTTGAACTCGAGGCAGATGGTGCAGCTTATGACACACTGTTTGCGTACATGACTAATAAGACCAAGGTCTATGTAAAGTTCGGTACTGTAAAGAATTTCACTGCATCATCAAATGGTTGGACATTGAATCAAGGTTTGTATTCTGGTGAGGTTTATATTACAACATTGTCACTCTCTGCTGGTGCAGATGATAATGCACAATTCTCTGTATCATTCACAGGTACTGGTGCATTGACTAAGATAACAGATGCAGCATAATATCTTGCTCATTGTTTTTGTTTTAAAGAGGGTCAATGACCCTCTTTTTTTACCTGTGTAAATATATCAAATATAGTATATCAAAATGATTAAGATTAAAGATGTTGAATACAAATTCAAAGTCACTATTAGAGGAATGATGATGTTTGAAGAGGTCATGAAGAAATCATTTGCAATTCATACACTCACAGATACTTATGTTTACATGTATTGTATTTTGACATCATGTAATGACAACTTTACAATGACTTTTGATGATTTCTTGAATGAAATTGATAATGACCCTACATTGAGCCTTAAAATGACCAATATTATATTCTCTAATGATGAGGGTGATGTAAAAAAAAAGTAGGTGATGATAGTGAAAAAATCTCAATATCAGAGATGTATGCACTTATGGTTTTAAAACTCAGATTACCACCTGTTTATGTTCTTGATGAAATGACAATGTTTGAATTTGAAAAATTATTGGAACACTCACATTATGCACATCAAGAGGATTGGGAACAATGCAGATTCAACAGTTATGTGAATGTACAGATGAATAGTAAGAAGAAACTCAAACCTGTTGATATCATCAAATTCCCTTGGGAACAGAACCACAAAAAAAAGATTCATTTAGTCACACAAGATGACAAAAACAGATTAAAAGAGATTGCAAAAAAAGAAGAAGAGTTTTTGAATAAAAATGGAAAGTATAATAATCTTCAAAGGGGATGCATCAAGTGTAAATAAATCCCTTGAAAATATAAAAGTAAAATGTGGACAAGTAGGAAAGTCATTGAAAGGTTCATTGACTAATGGGTTGTCATCTGTAACATCATCATTGGGTAATATTCAATCAATGGCAGGTAATGCAGCAACTGGACTTGCTGGAATGGGTGCAAATCTTGCAAAATTGGGACCAATTGGTATTGTTGCAGGTGCTGCAATTGCAGGTATAGGTGCAAGTATTGCAAACAGTCAAAAACTCTCTGATATGTTCGCTAAGAAGTGGGAACAAATTAAATCGTTGTTCGGTGTTATTGGTAAGGCACTTGGAGAGTTGTTTCAAGGTAATTTTCAAGCAGCATGGGATGTTGCAACAAATGGCATGTCTGCAGCATGGGGTGTTGCTGGTAAGTATGCAGATGCACTTGATGCTATATCAACAAATAACATCACATGGCAACAACAACAATCTCGATTAAATCAAGATATTGCGGAACAAGAATCTATCATCAAGGACACGACAAAATCCATTAATGAGAGAGTTGTGGCACAGAAGAAATTAAAGGAGTTACAAGATGAATATACAAAAGCTGCAAATCGTCAAATCACATTAGAAAATAATGTTGCAGATGCATATATTGAGAAACTTCTTGCAGAATCTGGACAGTCCGAAAAATTCAATGACGAAGAAAAACAACGATTGAAAGATTACCTTACTGCAGTTGATGGAACTGTTGATGATATGGAGAAGAGAGGTGGAAAATGGGCAAGCGTATTTGACAAAATCAGTGATTCTGAATATCAGCAATTTGCAACTTATTATTCAACTGCAAGAGCAACACAACAGTCTGTTTCTGATATGATTAAATCAACAAACAAAGTCATTAATCAATCACTCAAAGAGGTCAATAACAATGCAAAGAACACTGCACAGGAATATGCAGAGGGGACAATTGGAGCAATCAAGAAACAAATTCAAGAACTTGAAAAAGCACAATTGAATATGAAGTTCAACTCTGCAGAATGGGAAGATGCAGAGAAGGCAAAAGAAGAATTATTGAAGAGTATCACCCCAAATGAACCTGTTAAATTAGAAGTGCAATTTGCACCTGGTACAATAGGAGCAATTAAACAAGAAATTCAAGAATTAAACAAAAAACTTGAAAACACTGAATTTGGTTCAGATGCTTATGTTACACTGAAGGAAAAGATTGATGCACTCAATTCTTCCATATCAAAGACTGATACAAACATTGATAATACAGGTAAATCAATTGATTCTGTAGGTGCAACATTTGGTGCAACAAGTGGAATGTTGAGTGAATTTGCAGATAAATCAAGAGAAGCGGCAGCAGCACAAAAATCACTTGCAATTGCAGAACAACTTGCAGCAATGGCAAGTGCAATACACTCTGCATCAACTGGTGGAGACCCCTATACAGTACCAACAAGAATCATTGCATCAGCAGGTGCAATTGTCGCTGCATTTGCATCTATGAAAAGTGCAAAATTTGCAGGAGGTGGTATCATCGGTGGAAACTCTTATACAGGAGATAGGACAATGATAAGTGCAAATTCTGGTGAAATGGTGCTTAATGCATCACAACAAGCAAGATTGTGGAACACCTTGCAAAATGGTGGTTCAATGGGTAATCAGAAACAAGAAATCATGTTAACATTGAGAGGTAATGACATAAAGGGTGCATTATCAAATACAAATCGCGGTCAAAATAGATTGAAATAAAATGATATTCAGAGATATAAACAACATTGCACACACATTGACAATTCAAGGTTTGACAAATTATGAACTTGTCAATCTTGAATTGCAGTCTGCATCATCAAATATGATATTCAACAATATCTATGCATCAGAATTGCACATTAAGATACTTGTTGAGGATATAAGACCATTATATTCAAGTTCATTGATTAATAAGAGTGTCACATTGTCTGATTGTCCTAATACAACTTTCAAAATTATAACATCGACACCATCAATGGGGTGCAATGACCCATGGGAGGAGGTGGAGATTGTAGCAGTTGACCCTCTAGCATTGTTGAAGAATCAGAAATTCACAATGACAGGTCAAAATACAATAGTGGATATACTGAATAATATTCTGGGGTCAAATTGGTATATACAGAGAGGATGGGGTTATGATGGAACCTCTACATCTCTAACTAATTATATTAGAGACACTTATATTGATTGTAATTTATGGGTTGACAAAGAAGGAAAGTTCACAACAAAATGGGAAGTACTAGACGCACTAATACATTGGATAAACAGAAATGTCATTATTGACATATTCAACAATGGAAGAATTTTACTAATGAGTGTTAATTCAACTAATAACACATTTGCAAAGTATTCAAATGATGGTTGGACAACAACAACAATTACAAGACCATCCAATACAATACAATTGTCAACTGTTGCATCATCCAACAGGTCTATATCAGTTATTGACGCATATCATTCTGCAACTATCGAATGTAATTATACTAAAGTGGAAAGTGCTGCAAGTGATAATCCTTCATTTGTTGCGAAATACACCAATGATTATGATTCCATACCTCCAGCATTATACAACACTTATGAAACAAACTACAGATGGAGAGATTTTGTCAATGAAGTTAGAAATTATTATTCATGGGATGAAAATGGAAATAGAATTTATTCACAAGTCTCTATCACTGACATGATTAACAACACAGACCGAACAGATTTGCCGCAAATGTATGCACAAGATTTAAATATTGCAGTTGTGAAAAATGCAGAGAGTAAAGAAGAGAATTTCAGAAATTACAAGAGAATGATTTGGGTTGCAGGGGGTAATAATAAATCAAGTCGAAAAGTATATCAATGGGATATTCCTCTTTCCTTTGTTTTGACCACATCAAATATTGGAACAAATGTATATAAAAAATCAGTTGCAAAATTGAATGTCAGTGGTTCTTTCACTTGGTCAGATTTACCATTACCAGGTGTTGAATTATCAAGACCACGAACTATCAAAATCACTGACAAAATCGGTAATACAAATCAATATTACATTCCATTGAAAATGAGTGTAATGCTAAAAAAGCTTGATGGTTCAAATTACTTTGTTAATGAAAGAGATGTAAATGTTTATGTGACAAATGACACAGCGGAGTTCAAAGCAGGCGAAACCTATCAATTCAGTGCAACACTCTATAATTTTGATGGAATGGATAGTATGTATTCCTCTGCAACAGTGTATTTGTACAATGACAATTTCCCATCTAAATACACATTTATTCAAGATGTTGACATAAGGGTTGATTATGCACCAGCAGAAATAGGTGATATGGGTTCAGATACTGGATATGCATGGGTCAATGAATCTAACAATGAGGTTCAAGGGGATGAATTTAGTTATTCAACTAAGTTGTCAACTTATGACTACAAGAACTATGGTTCTATCAACATCTTGTGTAATCCTAAGAATTTTCAATTAACTACATCACCATATTACTTTGCTGCATATATGTTGAATTTGTATGATGACAAGAATTATAATGGTGACAACAAATGTGTTTCAGAATACAGATTTTTGAATGATGTCATTCATCAATATTCAACTGCAACAATGTGTGAGAATGTTGATTTGATAGGCAAACATTGGTTCTTGGATAAATATACTGATGCATATTTCAATAAGAAAATGACACCATGTGGTTATACAATCAACTTTTGCGATAACACAACAAATGTTGATTTGCAAGAAATGAAATAATTAGCAAGATGGCAACAATAACGAAATATAATATTCCAAGGTCTTCTAATAGTGGAGAAAACAATGGTTCAAACTCTGTGGCATCACTTGGTGGTGGTCTTGGTTTGAATGAAATCAAAGAGAGTTTTCTTCCAGCAAAACCAACAAATGAAGAACTAACAAAATATGATGTTGAAGTTGAGGGTACATTCAAAAAGAATGTCACCCTTCCTTCAATCACTTTACAATCGACAGATGGTTCAAAGACTGCAACAATTTCACTTGACACAAATGGAAATATAATTGTTGACAAAGCATTGATTTCTTACTCTGATTTGGTTGCTTATGGTGCTAATGGTACGTATGTTGATACGGTCATTTCACTTATTCATCAGGTTCTTGAAGAAGAAGGAGTCAGTGGAGGAGGTGATGTGAATTGGGGTGGTATTACTGGTACTGGTAATGCCGTAACAAACATCACTTATGATACGACTACTAAACAATTATCTGCTGTCAAGGGTGCAACATTTTTGACTGAACATCAAAGTCTTGATGATTATGCAACTACAACTTATGTGAATAGTGTAATAAGTGGTAGAGCAGGAGCAAGTGCATATCAAGATACTAAAACATTATATGAGTACGTAAGAACAAGAAATTCATTTATAGGAACGTACAAGAATACATCAAATGCAACATGGTATAATGTAATATGGGATGCACATGGAGACCCTGATGAAAATGGTGTGTTGATGTGGAAGAACATGCAAGCTGATGAGGGTTGGAAAATAAGATATTTGATTCAACACACGTGGTACACAGAGAGAACACTTGCCTATACAGATTCAACAGTGTATAGTGCTGGACGTGTGCGTATTCACAATCACAATGGAAATGATACGTGGTATCCTGTAGTTTGGTCAAATTCTAATAATGGGAACTCTGATGTTGATACACAGCTATTCAAATCGAATAGTAATTTCATGTATAATCCTAACAAAAAGACCTTTAGAGTTAGTAAGATAGAATCTCTCAACTCTAATTCCTCTATTACTCTATCAGATGACTACTTGTCGTTGGGTTATAATTGTGTGTCGAACGGGAAAAACAGTTACATTGATGGTAAGAACATTTATTTAAGGACTGGTGATAGTTGGTCAAGTTACTTCACAACTTCAATAGACAATAATGGTCGTGTTGGTATAGGTTTTGACCCTGGTAATGCAACAACAAGACTTGATGTGCTTGGTGCTATACGTTCACGCGCATATAATGCAATAGGCAATAATAATGCATCTTTTATTTTTGACAAACCGGGAACTAATTACAGTGGTATTGGTTCAAATGCAGTAAGTGACCAAATTCATTTTGGTCCTTGTGGGGGAACTGGCACTTGGGTTAGTAATTACTATCAAATTTTTGATTTTCAAGGTAGAGGACGATTTGAATCTGACGATTGGAGAGGTGTTACTATTAGACGAACAACTGCTGGTGGTGCATGGTTAAAATTCATTAGTAATGGAAATGCAGAAACCTTAAATAAATACGGTTTTGTTGGATTAGATGCAGACCAGCAGTTGAAGCTAGGAATAGATGATGGTACTACAGAACGATCCCTTGTATCAATTGATTCAGTGGGTAATACAAAAATTGAAGGAAGGCTTAAAACTAATGTCTCTACAGGTACAACAGGAGGGGGAGGTCTTGATATAGGCAATTGTCAAATTTTACAAATAGCTGATTCTTTAATAATTGAATCAACTGATATTCGTTTCGGCGCAAAAAATGTGTGGGATTGGAGTAAGTGGGCTGGTTTGAAATATGATTCATCTAATAAGAAGATATATCTTGGTATTGCAGATGGTAGTACATTTAAAACGAATCCCGCTACTAATTACCAAACGGGTGGAAATGTTCAGTTAGTAAATTGTGGACTAGTTGCAAGTGGGGATGTAACCGCTTATTCTGATGCACGTCTCAAATCCGACATCAAAGACCTAGAATATCGTGGCTCACTCTCTCCTAAGACTTACGTCAAGGATGGTAAGAAGTGCATTGGCTTTATTGCTCAAGAGGTTCGTGAACTCTATCCTGAATTAGTTCAAGGTGAAGAGAAGGAAGATGAATATTTGTCGTTGAACTACGGTGCAATCACTGCTGTGCTTGCCGCTGAGAATAAGGAGTTGAGAAAGAGGATTGAAAGACTTGAAGCAGCATTGTTAAATAGATAAATTGAATGAAGGATGAGTGTTTTATCTAAAGGGACTATTAAAGAGTCTGATGTTATAAGTACTGTAAATTCCGCAGAAAATAGGTCAGCCAAAACATTAAAAGAGGCATCTTTGCTTACGACTGAAAACATGAAGTGGAATCGATATAAACCAGTTAACTGGGATTCAGCAACAGTCGACAGAAGTACGGACAATTGGACACTAGGCAAGGATGGTCATTATGGTATAGTCGCACCTACAGGTGCAAAAAATGCATTGACATTAAAGAATAGATTTACTAGTGATGGAAAAAATGGTTGGGGTTACGTTACAAAGACTGCGCCATATCGATTAGGTGATTTCAGGGGGTTTGACACAGATGTAAAAAGACCATATATGGAGACTAGTTTTGAATCAGTATATTATGATGGTTTTCTTTATTTTCCAAGAGTCCATGCTATTGCGTCTGCAAATGCCTTGACTCCTCAGGACATTATTAATACCTATGGTAATGGTGTAGTTGAATACAATGCTCACTTTGGAATAATGTTTGAGGACACGACAAGTGGTTATTGTTATATTACTACAAATCTTTCTCCTAAGACATCTAGCGTATTACCCTCGAATCGTACGTATAACATATACCCTATCATTTGTCCTCGATTATATCCTTCAATAACATCATTCAATGATACATATGATGTCGATTTCTTTCCTTATCCGAATGCAACTAGAAAACTTGATATATTAATAGATAGCAATAGTAGTATATGTACTTGTAGTTGTGTAAACATGAAGCTTGGTTCAATTGCTAAATTCAACCCACATTGGGTGTGTTCTACAGCTGATTATATTGTTGTGCGACCAGTGTATGTGTATAAGAGATTTAAGACAAGTACAACAGGTAGTGCACTAAAGAGTGGTGAAAGTAAATTGACTGGTTATCAATCAGAGGTTCAATCATCTTATAAAGGTGGTTCTACAACAGATTTATTCACTACAAGTGTACCTGTCTCTGATTATAGTACTATGAATTTTGAGATTTATGCAAATGTTGAATATCATCTTACTGTAGGAGGTGCTGATAGAACAGATACACATTCAGAGTACTTTCGTGTAAATGTTACTCCTGTGCAAAGTTCCTAAAAATAATTCTAAATATTATATAAACAAAATGG